TCTGGTCAAATCTCCGTAATTCAGGAGAAAGGTTATAAGGCAAGAGTCATTGCATCGCCATCTAGCGCAATCCAGGTGGCTTTTAAGCCCCTCCATCTTGCCTTAGGTTCAATCCTAAAGCAATTGAAAACTGATTGTACTCATGATCAAATTCAAGGTCCCTTATGGGCCCAAGAACAATTGAAAATGGGTAAGCGTATGTGGTCTGTTGATTTATCATCAGCTACAGATCGCTTCCCTCTTAATGCACAGCTTGCTGTGCTTAGAGGTCTCAGTTATCAGTGGACATCAGCTTTTGAACATATCTGTAGAAATACAGTATGGAAAAGTGAGGTTCATGATGGTTCCTATGTAATATATGGTGCCGGACAACCGATGGGCCTTTATGGCTCATTCGCATTGTTTGCACTTACACATAACCTACTACTACAGTCTCTAGGGGGAACCCCAGACACTTATAGAGTACTAGGTGATGATGTAATGATAAGTGACGAAAGTCTATTTATCAAATATAAAGCATGGTTAGAGGATAATGATGTTCCAATTAGTTGGCACAAATCTATTATAAATAGTAGAGTTGCTGAATTCGCTGGTTATTTGATAACCAAAGATTCCCTTATTAAGGGGGTAAAGTATCCGCAAGGACTACTTGACCCTTATTCATGGGTTCAACTAAGTAAAATATCAGGTGTTCCATTGATGTCACTAGTACCTAAGAAATTTCACAAGTTTGCTTTGCAGCTTGCGTCACTTCCTACAAGTATTGGTGGAGCGGGATTGAATCCGCTAGGAATCCCTACACTCGAAAGAGTTGCGGGTTTCTCTACATCTTTAGAATCACCAAGCGTTCCAAAATTATATGGTCCAAACAGGAGATTAATTCCACCTATGGTGAAATTGGCTCCGGGCACTCAACCTTTGGTTGAGTTTCTTGACGACCAGTCAAGACATGTTATAGATGATGCGCGTGCTAGTCTTCCTTTACTATCTAAAGTATTGGATGATAGCGCCATCGCAGCAATGTATTTCGCGGTTTCCCGTAAGGGTGTTCCGCTTTATGAAAGTGCTGTTGATCACAGGTCTGCAAAAGTCGCTTGGACTAATGCAATGATAAAAAAGGTTGTCAAACCAGTTTGGCAAGGATCATGGGATT